ATGATTCATACCGTGTGGAGTAGATACAATAATTACTTTGGTGTTTTTACCAGAAGTAATAGTAGGATAAACAGATGCAAAGAACGAGTCTGCAACATGGTTTGGAACGAATGCGAATTCGTCGAGGAAGAGAATGTTGAACGACATGCCTCGGACAGCACTTGCAGACGTAGAAGCTGCCAATATCTTACTGCCATTTTCTAACTCTAAAGATCCTTTGTTCCATGCAATAATACCCTGTTGCATCCACTTAGGTAAGTTCTCATATGCAGTTTGTAATCTTCCCAACAACTCCCTTGCAGTTGCTGCTTTGTTAGCAAGGATGCCAATATTTACACTATCATTAAACACTGCATAGTGTAAAAGATAAGATACCACAGTAGTAGACTTTCCAGTCTGTCTAGGCATCTTACAAATGTTAAACCTATTATCATGAAAGTTATTAATTAACTTTTCTTGAAAATGATATGGATGAAATTGTGTCAGTCCCTCATCAAGAGAGACAATTTTTATATAGTTATTTGCAAAATATACGGGATCTTCTTTACAACGCATAAACTCAAGAACTTGTTCTTGGCTAAATTCTATCGCTGTATTTGCTTTCTTTAGATTCGGATTACCAAGATATACATTATCAGACATATTTTAATCAGCAGTTCCATGCTCTAAGTGATTTGTTGATCCTGCTATCAGGATCACTAGCAGTCTTCTTACTAGTTAGTTTCTTTTTCATACCCTTCATTCGAGCGCAGAAGGATGCGCGACGGGGATTTCCAACCTTCTTGCTTGGTGCCTTAAGGTCGCTTCCAGGATTTTCTCTTTCGTAAGACTTTCTCCCCTTTTCATTAAGTCCTCCTGATTTATTTTTTCCTTCTTTTTTTGACCATGCAGAAGACTCTGCATGAAGGAGTGGATTGCCTGGAACATAATCGGTCGCTGAGTAACTTGATACTTTTGCGCCGGGATATACTTTATCAATCTGATATTGAACATCAGACCTGGTTGGAATTTTAGCAGATGGAAAGAACATTCTAATGCTATAATATTTTCCTCTCCACATTAAAGATACCATAATAATGTTTCCAGTTTTAGAAGGAAGTCTTACCGCCTCATCTACTGGATATCCAACTATCCTATCAATATCATATACTTCATAATCAATAGCGTTGATTGAAGGTTTTAAAGGTTCTGGTTTAATAATATCTTCTACAGTTGCAAATGTTTCCCCATAAGCATCAGTAAGTTCAATGGTTTCTTCTCCCATTGGTTTTACATAATTCTTATTTGGCCCAATTTTTCCACCACTTCCACCTTTAGGTCCCGATTTAGGACTGTTACATGGAGAATTTCCATGTATAGGACACTCAATTCCTTTTTCAGTATGGTTACATGTATCAAGATGCGCTTCTTTTACGCATCTATTATAAGTCTTACCGAAAAGTTTTTGTGTTCCTACTTTCTTGTATCCTTTCCAACATTTCTTTCCTGATTCATCTAATAATTCTTCGCGCCAATTAGAAAATTCCTCTTTTTTAGTACTATTTCCCCAATTGGCAGCACCTTTTTTACGACATTTGACAAGTGCTCCCGATGCATATGCACTTGGCCAAACTGAATACCGTGACTTGACTTTATGGTAACAGGCGTCTTTTTCGCCTTTAGCTTCAATTACTGTTTCTTCAGTTGCCACGTTTTTTGCTTTCCCTTTTCTATCTGGATTGGGATCTTGACGATTTTTACGACGGAATGCAGTTTCCTCTTCATCTTTAGAGAGATCACTCTTCATTTTACTTGAACCGCATTTTGGTTTTGTAGTTTGTCCTGGTTGCTTGGCACAAGGTTTTCCTGAGTATTTGCCACCCAGTTGAACCCAACCAGGCTTGCCATCACTAGACTTACTCTTGCCAAACCAGTCACGCAGAGAAGAATCACCACTTTTTGATTCACTTACTCCTCCACCATTACCATTACCATTACCATTTTCAACTGGTTTATCAATGCCAACTTCTTCTGGTTCTCTACCGCCACCAAGATATTTTCCTGCCATTTTTAATCCAGCAGGAATTTTCTTACATTCTTTATCAGTATAGCAGTAATAGTAACCAGATTTACACTTCATTTTATTGAATGCTCTTTTTATATTTAGTTAAATAATGTTCTTTAAACTGACCAAAAGTTTTTCTTATTCTATTTTCAGTATTATTATCCATTGTCTGTACAAATTGACTAGAAGCATGAACCATATTATTAATACCTGCCATCGATAGTTTTTCTACAGGATAAACACCAGATCCCAATTCCCACTTATTGAGACCAGATTCTCCAGGTGTTTGAAAATCTTGAGATAATAGATCGTTCTGACGTTGTTTAAACAGCAATGTATTTCCTGATCCGGCAAGAGGTCCGCTTGCATTAGCAGCGCCAGTAAGTCCATTTAGTCCAACACTATTTGTTGGGGATTCACTTAAAAAATTTTTAAGATTCTTCATCTTTAGATTGCTGTTTAATGAGTTTTGCTAAATCGGCAGTGGACCCTACAAACAAAGCATTAGTTACATTTGTTGGACCTTTGCTTTGAGATTCTTCTTCTACACTTTTTAACTTCTTTTGCAGATCCATTAATTTATCTGTTGCATCTGCAACATTTTTAATTAGTTGTCCAGCAACTTCATATGCTCTAGGCATCTCACTTTCTTGAGCAAGTTCAAGAATTCCATTAATTGCTTCTTGTCCTTTTTCAATTATAGAATATAAATTACCTCTCGTATAATCATAATCTTTTTTAACATCATCAATATCTGATCTCATTTTTTCAATTTTTTGTTCTGAGGTTTCTATTTCAGGATTAATAATTTCTCCAGAAGTATTAAAGGTATCATTGAGACTATCAAAATTTTTTTTCATATTAATATTTATTAGAAACTATCTCCACTAAATCCAAAATCATCACCCGCGGGAATAATGGCACTGTCTTCACCGATTGTTCCTATGCTAGTTGTAACATCAGTGTAATCAATTCCTTTAATTTCTGTTCCTTTTGGATGTGCAATAGCAGTTGTATTATCTTGAGCACGTTTAACAGAAATTCTATTGTCAGAAATTGATTTTACATACATCTCTTCACCATTAACATCAATATATTTTTTGGATATAATTTTAGTTCCATCTGCAACATTAAATGTAGTTGTAGTAGAATCTAATTCTTGATCTATTAAAGTTACTATATCTCCTGTGTAGTCTTTAATTGCTCTTGGAGCCGCTGAATATGATACTCCTCTTGATCTGATAGAAGTATCTGTACCAGCAAGATAGTTGACTGTGGATTTTTTGATAATATCTTTGCTTGCAGAAGAAACTGGTCCAAACAGATATGTTTTGGCAGTAAACCTCAAGGTGTAAAGAAGAACTCTTCTTGCACTAAAATCCCCTTCATAATCGTCCTGCATAGTAATATTTTCAAGTATTACTGGTATATCACGTTTTTCTCTAATTTCATCAACTAATTGTACCGATAAACTAAAAGCGGGTTGAAAATATGGCAGAATTTGTTCTACAATTTGCAAAGCATCATCATTTAATTTTGACATAATGCTCAGTTCAAACTGCATGTTATACGGAACTGGCATATATGTCTTTTTGAATTCTGACCCATCATTTGGATCCTTTGCGACAATTTGCTGAGTTGTAGAAACTTTTCTTGATGGATCGTATGTTAGACCTGTAAATTCAAATGACATCCTAGGTAAGGTCATTGCAGTTGACTTATTCAAATCTGGAGATTGCTCCAATCTAGCCAAAAACTTCTGGGTAGGCCCATATGCAAGGGGAACTTTCATTATATTTGTAACAGTGCCAGCAGAATCTGTATGCTTAATACTAATTCCATTAAACAAAGTTCCAAACGAAATAACAGTTCTTCTCAGAATCTCGTTATAAAAATATTCAAACATGTTATTACTTACCTTATGTTATTATTTAAATATAATAATTTCTATTTATGGAATTCCAAAAGGATTTTGTTCCGAAAAATCTAAGATTGAATCTGCCTCAGTTTCTATATCAGTATTGTCTGCAAATCCATCATCATTAATATTTTCATTAATAGATCTTAATTGAAAACTTGCACTTGACGCTGTACCGACAAGAACTTCTCCATTAGAAAAATAACCAGATATATTTGATACTTCAAGTTGATTTGTTGTAATATCCCATTTTCTTACTCTTGCAGTTGTTCCAGTAATACTTCCAGTAACAATTTCGTTAAATTCAAAAGATCCCGATCCAGAATTTGATGCTGCATCAGAAATTGTTACTTCTGGCAAAATTACATAGTTTGAACCAGTATCTGTAATTTGAATTCCAGTTATTGTACCTGCTGCACTCACTAAAGCAACACCAGTAGCAGTATTGATACCAGCAATCAATTCAACATAGTTCTTCTCAGAAGGATCATTAGATATCGTGACTGTAGGTACTGACAAATAACCACCTCCACCAAATGTTACTGCAATACCTGTCACAATTCCGCATTTATCAATACCAAATTCAAATGAAGTTGTTGCTATTGAAACATTTGTAGAAACTTCTGACATATAAACTGTTCCATATCCAACAGATGTAACATACGTACTTGTTGATATAAAATTGGATGCTGGAAATAATGTATGACTTGTTTCATGATGATATTGAAGTCTAACCCTATCACCAACTATAACGCCAGTAGTAGTGATACCAGAAATATGATCGGA